ATTGGGTCTGGGCCATTAAGGATTGAATGTTCATCAGGGATTGCTGAATCTTTCCCACGTCAGGAGCGGCAGGCGGAAATACCTGCTGAAGCATGTCGGAGAGCGATGCGAGGTTGGCGACAATCTGCACCACGGCGCTGGTAGGCTGTGCTGATGGTCCTGGCGTTGGCTGTGCGCCACCTCCCTGCTGGGGAGGAGCGCCGCCGCCTTGCATTGGTGCCATGCCGGGAGTCGCCAAGGGTCAGTCCTTCTTCCTTGCCGCGCCCTTCATGTGCTCCTCGGACTTGAAGCCGCTGTGAATCTTCAGCTTCCCAGTCTTGGACTCGACGCCCTTTTTGCCCTGCTTCTTTTCCGTCTCGTGCTTTGCCATGAGTGTTCTCCTTCGGAATTTGGTTCCAAAAAGCAAATGGCCCGAAGGCTATTTGCGCCTTCAGGCCACGCTTCCGGTCTCCGTAAGGAGAGGAGTCAGAAATCCTGATTGATTCTGTTGATACTAAAAACCAGTTAGTTCAAATTGTCAAGAAAAATTATTCAGAGCATTCCGGAAGCCGTTGAAGGTCATCTCCGAAGCCCGAGTTCTCGTCGTACTTCGATAGGTCTATGTACCATCCCGGATATCCCTTTTCAAATCGCTGGAGGGCAGATTCCCACGCAGATTCCACAGTATCGCAGAAGGTTTGGTTGCAACTTATCGCATGAGCGGTCTTGAGGTTCGGCGCGCAGACCTCCGAAACAATAATGTATCCCATATTGCCGATTTTCATGGGGACCGCTGCTGGGTAATCCGCGATGACGCGCGCTCTCGCTGCTGATCCAATCCTCTGCTTTACAAGTGCAGGATCGCAGACATGCGGATGCCACTCGGAATTTGGGAAGATTGGTCCTTCAGGATTTGTGAAAGCCGTAGAACCCCATTCGCGTCCCATCTTCACGATTTGAACGCCGCAGTTTTCGCATGAATGCGGCCCATAGTAGACGATTTTCGAGTTTCTGAAGCTTATCGGTGCCATGATTTTCTCCTGCGTAAGTAGGTAGTCGTGCTATTGATTCAGAGCCGGAATCCGCCGCACGTTGACGAATTCAGGCTACTCAATCGGCGTGGCAGGCTTGTTTTCGGTGAACATAATCTCCGAAACTCCGCCGTTCCCGACATAGCCGATGGTCAGAAGCCCTTTCCATTTTTCCCTGACTAGAAACTCGTGCAGGCGTCCAATGTCGTTGTCATATTCAGGGTCGCGGGGAGTCTTCGGCCCCTGGTAATGAGCGATGGCCGTCGCCTTGGTCTTCACGTCGAACTTGGGGTTGAATGGGGTCATCCCGACTCCGAAATTACTCCGCGAGGACCAGCCGCCGAAGCCTTAGTTTTCAACTCGGGGGGATGTTGGCCGCTAGGGGGACGACCCGGCTTGGGAGAGTTGCCGGGGGCTAGGGCAGCTTGAGGAGGAGCCGATGGCCCTTGCGGAACAAGAGAGGTCTCCAGTTCCTTCATCTGCGTCATAAACTCCAGCTTCATGCGCTGTTCGCTCTGCCAGCGTTCGACGATTGTGTTTCCGTCCAGCGTACCCCAATTCGGCAGATCGCAAGCCTGAGCTACGGTCTGCGAGTCCACCATGAACCCTCCACGCTGAAGCTGGACAATGAGCAACTTCCGCGCCGTCTGCACCACCCCATGCAACTCTCCGGGGGCGATGGTCGCATGGATAGATTCGCAGAAGTTCTGCGTTCTCTGCATCCGGGTGTAGACGGATTTTTCATCGCGGTTGGTTTCGTGGGGCAGGTGCGAAGGAACCAAAGAAGCAGGATCGAGGTCGAAGACTTCTCTTGACACCCCGTCCGGTCCGACGTACTGCATAATCCTTCCGGTGGGGTAATACTGCAAGACCAGAGACAGGCACATCATCATCAGGTCTTCAATGGGAGCATTGCAGGAGTTAGAAATGTCCTTGACGATAGGACCAGCCTCTTCCATTGCCTTGAGCAAAGCATCGTCCGCCCCAGCGACTTTGGCTCTGGCAAGGTTGTCCATCGCGTTATTGCCCAAAAGATAGTCTTCCTGATCCTCGAATGCCTTTTTCCAGGCAAAGGCCCATTCGGGAATTGTCATTAACTCTTCGGGTAATGCCGTTCTGATGGTCTTTTCGTCTACCGGGCCATCAACGCCCAAACGACCCCGTTCCTCGTAAGGATCGAATTGCTCCATCGTCTTGCGGTTCAACCCTCCGCTCTTGTCGTACATGAATGCTGGATCGAACCTTTGATTGGCGGTCTGATCTAGACCCCTCATGAACTTCTGGCGAGACTGAGCTAATGAGTCAATGTCCTCCGAAAGAGAGTATCCGGGCTCCCACGGCCACTCATCGGCAGAGACTCGGACCAAAGGATGAAGCCCATGCCAATCCCAGAAGGGACCGTCATAGATCGGTTCCTGCATCCCGGTTTGGCTGATGAAGAGTCTGAGATTGGGATAGAGGTAGCAGTCCTCATCCTCGGCCTTGCGGGTCTCGTGGACCTTCTTTCCCCCGGATAAGGTCCAGGCCCCGGTAGGGATCATCTGGCCGACAAAGGGCACAACGTAGCTTTCCAGACCCCCCGGCGCTCCCATCGGCTTGGGTTTTCCAGTTTCATTGATGGACAAGTCCCTGACTGTCGTATAGCGGAACTCCATCATCTGCTCGGCCCAGTTCCCGCCTGAAACCTGACCCATAGCGGTCCGCATGTCGTTCCTGAAGCGTTCCGCCAGAGCGATGCGGTCTTTCGAGATGTTGCCGGAGTAACGTCTACGGGCGATGGGCTTCAGCCTGGATTGAAACTTAGGAAATTTGGCATGGCCTTCATAGACCGGCATGAAGACTATGCGGGTCCATGCGTAGGCACCTTGAACGTCATTGTCGTCGGGCAACTGGAATGGAAGGCAGTCCTGGGAACTGAAAACATCAAAATCAATCCGTCGTGCAGTGCGGCTAGAAAGTCGAAGGTTTCGGTAGACGGGTGAAATGTAAGAGTATCCACCAACAGCCATCCACTGCACGGCCCGCTTGAAGGCAGATGGGAATTTGGATTCAAAGTAGACCGCCTTCCATACCTTGTTCAGAGTGGCCAGGAACGGCTGATACGCGGGGTTGTCCGAAGAGTAAGCGTCGATGGTGCGGATGTCGGAGATATTGGCGATGACTTCCCGTAGAGCCCTTTTCTCGAGGGGAATCTTGAGATTCGATCTTTGCTGACTGGGAAGGTCTTGCGCTCGCCCCGAGATCATCGAGATGCCGCGCGGGAGATCGCGGCTGGAGGTCAAAGATGCGTTATAAGCTTCACCTGAAGCGACGACCTCCTGAAGCCAGTCCTGACGTTGAGCCTTGTTGTCAGGCTCATGGGGAGGCGGCTGCCACGCGGTAAGTCCCTGCTCCCGACGAGGAGCCATTAAGCTACTCCCTCCACCAGACGATTGGCGGCATTCACTTCCTCGTCGGCCAGACCGCGCCGCTTCTGAGTGTTGCCTTTGATCGTTCCGGCCTCGTACTTCTCAATTTCCAAGGATGCTCTGGATAAGTCTGGCTCATTAGATAGCAATTTGTAAAGCAATTCGTCTTTCAAATCCAGATTTTTCAGCGTTCGGCGGGTGGCGAACTCGTCTGCTGCCGAAATACATCCCTTGGCCAGCCGCAGTTCGCAGTTAGCCCTTAGCTGGTCCCTCTTGGCCTTGTAGCGCAAATGTTCTTCGACTTTAAGAGAGCGGAATTTCTCGAATTCCTGTGCCGCGAGACGGCGTGAGAAGTCTTCAATCTCCCTTACCGTTCGGCATTCAACGCGGTCCCAGCCGGTGAAGGGCTTGAGCCGAGTGTCCGGGGCAATCATCATCTCGCGCGTATAGCGGTTGATCCAGTAGACGACCGATTCTCTCTCTCTGATCTGCCCTTTAGCGGTCTGCATAAATCCTCTCGAAATCCTCTATGCTTGCGCCGGGAACCACCAATCCGAGGCAGGAATCGGTGTTGAGAACGAATTCCTCGCCTGCCTGCGGGGTATTGCACCTCTTATGCTCTCTTTCCATCAGCTTATCCATGTCGTGCATTGTGAAGTAGCTCATACTCGCGGCGAAGATGCGGTCGTCATGCTTCCCTCGGGCGTGGTCGGCTCTGGTCTTGCCGCCCTCGGTCAATCTCTGCTCATGACCTTCCAACTCCTCCATGAGCCAGCGGGAATTGACCTTGTACCAGCCGTTATCCACGGCAAACTTGAAGGCGTTCAAGAGCATAGGCCTGGACCATTCATTCGTAAACCAACCCTCTCTAGGGTTCACGGAAGGTCTGGGCCTTAAAGTCTTTTTATCGTACATCCTGAAGATGTGGTGGTTCTTGAAGCCGTGCAGTTTAAGCGCGTGATAGCAGGAATCTCCGTATTTTCGCTTCTGCTCGATCACGAACCTTACCGTCTCGTCTTCGTCGTAGTAGATTCCATACCACGCGGCGATAGCGGCGCACCACGCATAGACCTCCACGTTGTCGATGTCGTCGGAAGCAAACTCCGCGACCTGGGTGTCGGGAAAGGCTTCGGTTCGAGCACAGCGATTGACGGAAATTACCGTCCTATCGCCGCCGATCCCGGTTCCGGGGTCCACGCCGAGAGCGTACCTGAAGCCTTTTTGCGGAGGTTCGAAGACAATCAACTTTTTCAGCGGGTCGAATTTAAGGTTTTCAGGGTTTCCGGTCATCGGCATCAGCATCCATTCAAGGGGAACCATGCCCGGAGTCAACCAATCGATTGCAACGCGGGAACGGGAGTTATCGACCTCCACGGGCGCGGGATCGTGCCTCTCTTTAATGCCCGAACCGAGGATTCCATAAACCTCGATCTTGCGCTCGCGGGTCTTTTTGATTTCCGCAATCGTCTCCTGCGAATAGACCGAATCATGCTCGCCCAAAAGGGCCTCGAAATCGTCGTTTGGCATTTGCCGGAACCATGACTTTTCCTGCCGCCTGATCTTTGCGTCCTCGTATTTGAACTGCCAGTACCAAACCTGCTCATCGGGCAGTTTCCATTTCTTTCCGAGAATCCTCGTCAGAAT